TTGCGCATTGCGGGCAATGTTACCAGAACAGATATAGCTCTTGCCTGCACCAGACTCGCCGGCAAATACTGTAACTTTGCCTAGCGGAATACCCTTGTTGAAATCGCCCGAGATCAAATAGTTTAAGGCAAAGTTGCCGGTTGAGATCCAGTCAGTAGGATCGTTAAATCCGATACTGAGTCCGTCAATGCTCTTGGTAATTTCCTTGCGGAACTTTGATACGTCAAATGGTTTTGCCATGTTTACTTTCCTTCTTTAAGTTTGTATAATTCTGTAAAAATCTTACTGCTGTCTACTCCACGTCGTTGATCCATTACGGCTAATTTATTAAAAGAATTTGATAAATTTTTCTCAAACGGTTGTTCTATATAGTGTAACATGTTACGGTAACTGTCCTCAAGCAAGTAACCAGGTTGTTCGGCAATGCGTGATTCCAATTTAGTCTTTAACAAGTTTAACACACTTTCTGGTAAATGTCTAACGTTTAGGTATTCCGGAGTCAATAGTGCACCAATTATAAAGCTGTTGTTGTGGAATCCTTGATCTTTAAGATAATCCACGCAATCAAATACTGTGTCATAATTTAGTAAGAACCACAACATGTTGAAACTTATCTTGTGATTCAGTTGTTGTATATGTTTTAAATTTTCCAAAAACTCAGGCCAGCGATGACCAAATCTTATGTATTCAAATTCGTTGCCTTGAGTTTCTACACTCACAGTCCAATGCACATTTTTAAACTGGCATACTGCCTCAAATACTCCGGTATCAACCTTGGTAAGGTTAGTGTTTATCCTTAAATTCACATCAGGATTTAATTTTGACAGGAGCTCCAAATTCTGTTTCATCAACAAGGGCTCACCACCGGCCAAATAAACATGTTTGAGATTGGCCGCATTGCGATAAATGTATTCTTGAAACCGGGCAGTTTGTTCATCAGTTGGCGTTGCAATTTTGATGTCCAATTCATTGGCCAAACGGCTACTGAATTCTGGACTACAATAAACACAGGCCAGATTGCATAGGTTGGTCCAACGCACATCAATAGTTTGCAACTCGTGATTTCCAGGACGATATGTGTCTAAAGAATTCTTTTTAAATTCTCTTATATAAAAAATCCTATCACTGATGATATCAAATCCTTTTTTGCCGTGCTCTAATTCGTAACAGGTGTGACACCCAGCAGCCGGTTGACCATTCAAGATATTTTGTTGTTTGGTCCGATTGATGTCACCTAGCACAATTTCTTCAATGGGATGGTCTTGTATGTTGCCCAGGGTTCCTACCGCTTGATCACTGCGGATACAGTTTTTTACTCGTCCGTCAAAGTTATACATAAGTCCTGTCCAGGGCATGGGACAAAAATACGGATTAGTCAGGACATCTTTGGGCGTCATTGTGGTCCTAGACTGATTTCTGGAATTTTAAGATCATTGCGTTCGGCCATATCAAATAGGTCCAGCAAGGTTCTAGCCCAATTGGCCGTGTCGGCTGCTGGCGGCACAGTTTTGTCAGGACTGGTGGCTATGTTGCCAGGTCTGACCAAGACCAACTTTACACCGGTCCGGCGATGCCGTAGCTGAACCACGGCCTGTTCCAGTGTGACTTTTTGTAGGCGATAATGATCCATGTCTAGGCTGTCAAAACCTGACACCGGTTCCTGGGTCATCTGAGTGCTGATAACTATAATTTTTTTTCCAGTTCCGCGCCAACGTCGTGCCATTTCAAACAGCAATTCGGTCTGTGCATATCCGGCTTGAGCATTGTTTACAAATACATCACAAGGTTCAATCTGATCGCAAATTTTAGGAGTGTTACGTATGTTGTTGCCTTCTCGTTGACTGAGTCCTACTATTTCATGTCCATCCAGCAGGTATTCTTCAGCCAAGGCCTTTCCAATGCCAGCGGTGTGACCAGTGATTGCTATCTTCATATCATATCTCTCAATTGTTTTTGTTTTCGTATGTATGCATCAAAAGCCTCAGTGTCTGGGTTATTGACGTCCAACTCTGCTGGTTGTTTAAGATATGCGTAGGCATGATCAATACCGTGTTCTCGAGCAAAGGCCTGTATGTTGGGTAAGTCATCTACATTTAATCGACTGACTGTGGTCCAAAGATTCAGTTTGATCGGCATGGTTTTATACTGCATCAGATTTAAATAGAAAGTTTCCCACGGAATAGGCCAACGCATGAACTCATGAACCGGACCAATACCATCGCAACTGACTGTGACTGTGACTTCTATTCCGCGCTCGGCAATTTCTGTTAGCTCTTCCAATACAATGTTACAGTTGGTATTGAGTCTGAGTGTGCGTAGGTTTGGTGGCAAGTTGGCCAAGATGCGTTTGTAGTTTTTGCTGTAGCTGGGCTCGCCACCATTGATGTCTAGATGTCTGATGCGGTCTTGTGGCAGACTCCAAAAACCGGTGCTGTTATTCACTATGGGAAATACTGTTCCGGTCAACGCGCCAATGCGGGTGCTGAGATTTGGACCACAGGTCATGCAGGCAGCATTGCAGATATTATCTAACACACCGCCTACCTGAAGATAATCTGTTGTGGTTTCGGATTGATCCATGTTGATTGCATGTATTCGGATGCTGTCAACTGCTTGATTTTCGACTTCTTGGCAACGAACACATTCAGCAGGCCAAATATCTTGGGCAAATTTTTCCCGTATTTCTGTTAACCAATCACTGGTTTCTAGTTCGTCAAGAGATTGAAATCCTGGAGCATTGACCATGTGACCACAACGACTAACAGTGTTGTCAGGATTGAATCTTACAAAGTGATCAAGTCTTGGACAGTGCATAGGTTGGTTTTAAAATTTGTTGTGCGTAGCCGATCACATATTCATACGCCACAGGATCGGAATCTTTTATATGTTGTAGTAACTGTGTAAAGGTCATGCTTTGACCAATGCACTTAAACAACACAGTATCTATACGTTGATACATGTCGTTGTTTTTTATTTGTTTGATCTGATTCATCAATTCAGACGATACTGATTCTACTCCGGTTGGTTTTTCATTAAATCCAAGTGCAATAGATCCAATTGCATCCATGGATAAAAAATTTAATTGTGTATCAACATTCAAGTATCTTGCCAGGTTTAATAACCATGAAAATTGCAAACAGTAGTGACGATCCAAATACAAATAATTTTGAGCGAACCATCCTACTGTAGCAGGGTCAAGATCTGGTTGATTCCGTATAGTATGCTGTATAAATGTGTTGATTCCAGATATTAAACGCTCGCCAGGATCTCGTATGATTACATCGATTGATTTAAGTTTGGATATCTGTTGATTAAATCTAACTGGCCACTTGCTTTTTTCTCTAGCTACCAACAAGCTGGTGTGACCGTTTTTAAAAATAGGATAGACATACCGCTGTGAAGGTACGACTTCTATTACCTCACAGCGGTCTGGAAATACAATGCGATCTAAATGCGAAAGCATCTGTTACTGTTTCTGACGTGCCCGAATCATTGCCAAGATGTCCTGTGCCTTGTCACTGGATGGTTTGGCCTGAACTGGAGCACTAGCTACAGCAGGTTCGTCATCATCAAAGTCACTGGAGGCTGTCGCAACAGGTGCTGGTTTAGATACAGGTGTATCTTCGTCTGCATCTGCGGCCACTGCTGGAGCGGCTGTTGTTGCGGCACCTGCTGGAGCATTAACTCCGGCTGGGCGGAAGTAAGCACCCCAACGCTCAGTGTCGTAGCTTTGACCATCAACTGATGCTTCAAACATTTCTTTGATAACCTTGAGTTCAACATCACCTGGCTTCTTGGGCATGAACGTGCTCAAGTCAAATAGGCCATACTGTTCAATAGCCGCTTGTTCAGCTTCGGTAAGTGCTGTTTCTTTACGAGCCCATTTGCTTCCGTTGTAGTCAGCAAAGCCGCCTTTGCTTCCTTTTGAAATACGGAAGTCCAGGCCACGCAGGTAGTCAGTTGGCAATTCTTCCAACTCTGGATCCATTAAGGCACCTTTGATGGTGGTAAAGATCTGAGGACCAATGATGAATCTACGGATTGGATTCTCTGGAGTTTTGTCATCGCTGAGTGGATT